TGCATCTCTGATCCAATTGGATTTAAGACATCATCGGGAAGTAAGTCTGCTAAATTATCAAAATGTTCTTCAGTTCCGGGGACCTTGATTCCTGAATCAGGATCAAAGTTTATTTCCATTCCCCCATCAGGAAGCTCGGTTGCTTCAACGTTGTCTGATTCTACTAATTTTGTCTCGTCCGATACTTCTATGTCCATGTCTGGTGCAACAACAGAGGGTAGATCTGTATTCGGGAGATTCTTATCAATTTCTGCCATTAATAACTCCTGGACGTATTATACCATCATACACGTTAGATTGCAACCCTTGTGGCATAGGTCCTTTTTCAGGTGGAACAGTTTTAGTTAAACCACCTTGATAGAACATGGGTCTTTGTAAAGGGTGTAAATTAGCGGGTGAAACAGGAGGTCCTCCTGCATCTAAACCAATTCTTCCGCCTTCGGCTTTTTCAACTCCATAAAAAGTGTCAAAAAAATCTTCTACGTCTGGATTATGATGCTGACCATAGTCATCGGTAATATCAGTATGATATTCCTCTTTTTTTCGAGTAGACCATTTATCAGTTTTTTCTTTAAATTTTTTATATTTTTCTGCTCCTTCTGCTGTTCCTTTATACATAGGATCATTTTTAAATCTGTTTAATATATCATCAACACTCCATCCACCCATATCAGGTATATGTTCAAATTTTACTTTATGACCCGCTTTTTGTAAGGCCTCTAATATGTATGATGAATCCTCAGGAAGAATATCGTCATAAAAGTCAACGGACTTTGGTAAATGTTTTTTCTGTCCCGTTGCTAACTTTTTCAAAGTGTCTTCTGGATATCTACGAGTTGCTCTTACATCTTTCATAATACCAACCAAAGTTTTTTGAGCAGCTTTGGATAAACCTTCAACATCAAAAGCACCGCCCCATTTACCAGTGGCTACTGGACCCGCGTCTGTCATTACATCGCTATCATCAATAAATGTTCTTAATCTCATTACTACATCGTGACTAGGTTTAACTTTAGTTGCTGCCTTAAACACACTTCCAAGTCCAAGTGTTTTTAATGCCACCATTAAACCACCAGTCCCTACCATGGTATTAAAATCTCTACGACTTTGTCCAGAGTCCGTTAATTTTTCATCTACTAATTTATTTAAAGTTTTTCCATCTTTTACCTTACCCATTGCTTTACTAGCTTTATTTAATAAAAATTGTCCTGCTTTAAATGCGCCACCGGTTGGTACTGCTATTTCAGTTCCAAGACCTAAAATATTTCCAACTGTTTGAGCATCGTCCGGTCTTTTTTCTCCCATGCCTTCAACCAAGGATGTTAGTCCAACATTCTCGGACCATGAACCGGGAGTAATGTTTTCTAATGCCTCCCCAAACATTTCTTTTTTAGGGGGTTGTTGAAGCAACTTACTTCCTAATTCTCCTGCTGCTAAAGGAAGTTTAGATAAAGTTTCAGCAGAATTAACCAGTCCTTGTAAAGCTTTACCACCGTAATAAGGCCAGCTACGCGCATCTACCATATCACCGACTCTGCTCATAATTCCTTTACCTTCTTTAAAACCAACACGTCCGCCTTTAGCTTTCCCTGGTCCGTGGTTCATATAATCATTCCATCCTATAGGACCGTTCATATATTCATCTAAAGTAATTACACCTTGATCATCATAACCACTACTAAAAAAATAATCTCTCATCCATGCTTGACTAGGCGTGTCTCCTTCTGCAAGACCAATTCTGCCGCCTTCAGCTTTTCTTGGAAAATATATATCTGCAAATTCGATTATCGTCATACCACTTCCTTCTTCTCCCCCTACTTCTGGAGAAAAAAATTTATCTTGAACCATTTTCCAATAATCTTTATAGCCTGTACCACCTCCACCTTGGTACCCGGATCGCGTTTCTCCGAGCATACCAGCTAAACCGCCTTCTGCGTGTTTAGTAGAATGCTTACTATATTTTTCTGCAAATATTTCCTCTATATCTTTTTTTATTTGTTCATCACTGGGAAATTGATATGGTTCTGTTTTTTCCACTTTTGGTTTTGGTTTTGGTGGTTTAACTATTTTTTCTAAAAAATCTCTTTTTCCTTGATTGAATTTACCGCTTGATAATTGTTTTATAATAAAACCTAATCCTGATCTTAAGACTGAAGATGGTATAGGAGGTGGTTTACCCCATTCATCTTCTTCCATTTTTATAGAATTTTTATAGTCTTGCCACATTTGTGCAAAACCTTCTTTAGGAGACATGTTGTTGTATCTTGTTGCCCAGTCAAATTCATTAAACTTATCTTGGAAATATAAATCACTTCCAGTAAATCCGCCTTCATCAAATTTTTTAGGAGGATATCTTTCATAGTCTCCTTCATTTAAATATAAATTTTCATCATCAATGGCGCTTGTCCAATCTTCAGAAATAGTGCCAGTAAATCTTTTTAAAAAATTGTCTCTTTCTTCTTTGGTAATAGCTTCTTTTTCAACGCCTTCATTTAAAGTATTTGACATTAATTGAAGATATGTTTTAGGTCCAACTCCACCCTTTATTTCTCTTAAAAAATCTAATTTTTCTTCAAAGTTATAAGGTTTAGGTTGTGGAAGTATTACACCTCCTCCTTCTCCTAATAATTGGGCAATACCACCCTCTGCTTTAAGATTAGGTGGCTTCTTTCTATAAATTCTAACAAGATCATCAAACTTAACTGTCTTACCTTCTTTTTGCATTTGTTTAATAATCCGATCTCCAATGTTCACAACTTGAGGACCTTTTGATTTCATTCCTTCAATAATTTGTTTAGATTTATCTATTTGAAGTTTAGGTTTAACAATTTCTTTAGGAACAACTTTAGGTTTAAATGTTTTAAAATTTGTTTTAAGATCTTGAGCTTTTTTAAGTAGAGCAGGAAAATTTTTTTCAATAATAGGTTTACCTGCTTTTGAAGCTTCTTGCCATGCTTTATTTAAATATTTTTGCAAAACTTTATTTTTTAAGCCTTGCTTGGCAACCCACATTAAAAATTGTGTATATCCCATTAATAATAATCCCTTTTAACCAATTCACGTTTTTCTTCGACATAATCTTCAGGGTGTGCAACAAATCCTCCTTGTCGAAAACGCATTACCGCTTGAGTCATGCTGTCGACTAAATCGTCATGATCTCCGTGCGGGAATGCAGCACATTCCTCGATAACCTCTTCAGCAAATTTTTGTTCAGGTGCCCAAATCATTCCTGACTCAAATAAAGGTGCTACTGAGTTTACTCTAGCATGTTTATCATTTCCTTTGCTCGGTGTAAAGTTAACTACTGGGATATCCATCTTTCTAAGCTCATATGTAAGTGGTAGACCTGATGCCTTAGCTTCGACTAAAACTGTTTCGGGTTCCCAGTACTTATATTGCTCTAAAGCCTTTCTTCTTAGTTCTGGAAACTCATATCTGCCTTTTACAGCGTCTAAAAGCATTAATTGCGCTCCTTGGTCTTCAGATGGGTAAAATACACCCCAAGTAGTGATTGCAGAGTAGTCTGCAGTCTCAGATTTCAAAAATGCGGTGTCATATGACTGAATTACGTGTTGAAGTGGCGGAATGTACTTAGATTTCCATGGTCTCCACCATTCTCGCTTAATTATTGCTCCTTCTTCCGAAGTTGGCTTCTGCATCCACTGTGCATTCCACTTTTGAACCGGTAAAGTTGCTTTTACTTTCTCTAATTCGTCTAATTTCCAATATTCTGGCCAAACCGGAGTTCCGTGGTCCAAGATTGCTGGAAATTCAACCACTTCCCAGTGATCACCTTTCACTTCTTTCTGGTTATTAAGTAAAATTCCAGTTAAATCTTTAGTTGACCAACGTGTCATTACTAAAACGATTTTTCCACCTGGTTGTAAACGTTGTCGAGGACCAGATGTGTACCATTCGTACGCATTTTCCATAGCGTTAGGGCTTAATGCGTCTTGTTCCGAGTGTGGATCGTCAATAATCAGCAAATCCGCACCACGACCTGTTATTGCTCCACCAACACCAGCTGCAAAGTACTCTCCACCTTGGGACGTTTCCCA